ATTTCGCCTTGGGTTATGCTACTAAGTAGCCTGAAAATGTTGATTGAGATTGAATATCAGATTGAGCTGTACCTCCTGATTGATGGACTTCAATATGCGCTTTATCTTGAGCATCCATATCAACCAGTGAAGTTACTTGTAAATGATGATAACTAGCATCAGCAGAAAACATTTTTCCTACATCATGAAGATCGCCATAAATTGTTCTGTTGCTTGTTACTAATTTAATTCTATAATAAGAAGCAGCTGTGTCTACGGCATCTATTCTTACTATTGCGTTGAAAAAATATTTTCCAGTAACAGGAGCGCAAAAAGTGTATGCCGCTGTACTGACTCCATTTAGCGTTACAGAACCTGAAGTAGCGTTATAATCTCCGTTTTGATCAAACTTTTCGTCGTCATAAATTATTGTTACATCAGTATTAACAGCAATATTATTTTGAGTTGTAGAACCTGTAGCAGTAGATAAAAACGCTGGCTGGTTTGGCATGGTAACGTGGCCGTTAGCGTCTATTTGTTGTGCTAAGTTTCCACTAGTATAAATTTGAACATTTGCTGCCTCACGCTGAATAATTCTAAAATCTTCTGAATCATCTAAAGCCAAATCAACGCCATCACCATTTGCTGAACCAGTGTCACTATTTGATATTTTTATTGCAGCACTCGCACTGCCGTATAAATGTAAAGTGTTTGAGTAATAACTAGTTGGACTTGTAGTTCCAATTCCTACGTTTCCAGAGGAATCAATACGCATTCTTTCTGATCCAGCAGTTCCAACTTTTAAAACGTCAGCAGAATGAGTATACTGGAGATACCCCCGATATTGCGCATCACCACTAGTGCCATCCGCAAATGCAACTGTTCCGTCTCCTGTTGTACCGCTAACAATTGTTATTCCGCTGTTTGTCCCGCCGTCAACAACTAAGTCGTTAAAGCTTGTATTATAGCTGGACATTGTATTTGTCCCTATCCCTACAACGTCATTACCACCATCAACAAAGAACATATTAGCGTTACCATTACTTTCAATTCTAAAGTCTCTATCATTAGAACCATCATTGATTACAATGCCTGTAGCATCCATAACCATTTCTTCAGTACCAGCAACATCAAAGCGTATCTTGTCTTCGTCAGAAGATTCTTCAACCTGTATCTTCGTATCACTGTCAGCATCAAGTAGCTGATTAGCAGTAGTACTAGAAGTATTAGTATTTGTAATAGCCTCTACCAAAACTCCAGTAGGAGGAGCAGTGCTAAAGGTCAGTGTGGTTCCAGAGATTGAATAGTTTGATTTGCTTTGGTAAACCCCATCAAAGTATATCTGTACGTTATTCTCATGCACAGGAGCTACAGATAATGTCAGTGTCGTATCACTGTTATCACCTGTCATTGTGTTAATTGTATTATTCGATCCACCTACAGTAGTTGTACTGTGATAGACTGTAATAACTCTAC